TCACGCAGCAGGTCATCCCAGTCCGACAACGCGAGCCAGTTCTTCGCCATCAGATGCGCCGTCCACCAGGCCAGTTGCCGCCACGACGAGATCCGTTCCGAACTGATCTCATAGGCGTCCCGCTCACCGTCGGTGAAATGGGCGTAGTGACTGGTCCGCCAGCGGATGTCACGGCCCGCCTGCCGTATGTCCGCGAATGACACGTAGATGCAGCCGGTGTCGCCGTGGATCGGGAACCGGCAGGTCTCGCAGATCAGGGTGAGGTCGTTCATGCTTGCGCTCCGACTGTCGACGAGGGGGACCATTCGGGGTCGACGAACCGGGCATAGTGGCCCTGGAACCGGATCGTCGCCGTGCCACGGGGGCCGTTGCGGTTCTTGTCCACGATCAGGTCCGCCTCCCCCGCCCGGGGAGACTCGGCGTCGTAGAAGTCCTCCCGGTGGATCAGGATGGCCACGTCGCTGTCGTTCTCGACGGAACCGGTCTCGCGGGCGTCGGACATGTGCGGACGCTTGTCCTGCCGGTGCTCAGGCCCCCTGTTGAGCTGGCAGCACATGACGACCGGGATGCGGAACTCGCGGGCAATGCCCTTCAAATCCCCGACGAGGGCGGCTACCTCCCGCTGCCGGCTTTCCGCCTGCGGGCCGCCGTCCATCAGCTGGAGGTAGTCCACGATCGCCAGCTGGGCGGGCTCGTGGCGGGCCAGGCCGCGGAGGCGGGCCCGGATGTGCGGGGAGGTGATTTTCGCCGCGTCGTCGATGATGAGCTTCGAGTCGGCAAACCGGTCCCCCGCCGCGGCGATGCGGTCCCAGTCGTGATCGGTCAGTTCCTTGCCGGTGATGTGCTCCAGCAGCACGCCGGCCTCGGCGGCGAGGAGACGGTCCATCACCTCGTCGCGGTCCTGCTCGAGGGTGAACAGGACGCACGGGATCTGCCTGCGCAGGCCCGTGTACCGGGCGAGGTCCTGGGCCACCAGCGACTTTCCGAGTGAGGGCCTTGCGGCCACGGTCACCAGCTGGCCGGGGCGCAGGTACTTCACCAGGCGGCGCAGTTCCGCCCACGGGAACTGGATCAGGCCGGGCGGCTCCGGGGATTCCAGGCGGTCGAGCGTGGACGCGAACAGGTCCGCGGCGGTCACCACGTCAGCCGGCGCGGCAGCCGGCCCCGCGAGAGCGTCATCGATCATCGCGCGGATCAGGTCACCGGACGCCTCGGCGTCGAACCCGGGCCCGGCCGTCATCTGCCGCAAGGACACGGCCACCGCGCCGAGGCGGGTGCGCTTGGCTTCCCGCTGGAGAGTCGCGGCGTGCCACCGCCACGACCCGCCGGCGTGGTGCAGCAGGTCGGCGACGATCAGGCCCGCCGTACCGGTGCGCCACACGCCCTGCTCGGTGGCGACGATCCGGTTCAGTACCGACGCCGGGTCAAGCGGCAGCCCTTCCTCAGTGAGGTTCCGGGCGGCGCACCAGATCACCCGGTGCCGGGAGGTGGCGAAGCAGTCCTCGGTGAGCAGCCCGGCGAGTTCCTCGGCCGCCGGGCGGGATGTGATCATCGCGGCGAGGACGGCCTTCTCGGCGAGGTCGACAGCCGGATTGACGGCGGTTTCCTCAGTGTCGGGCAGTTCGTCCAGGGTGGTCACGGCTGCCTCCTGCGGTCCGGCCCGTTCATCGGGACGACTCGCGCGTTGTGGCCGATGCGGCTGGAGATCCGCGGGCCGAGCAGGGACGCCAGGTCGGTCTTGTTGGACGTGATCACGGTCGGTCGCCGCCAGGACCAGCGGATGTCGACGAGTTCGCCGAGATGGTCCATGTCCCACTCGGAGAGCCGCACGGTGGCGAGGTCGTCTATGGCGAGAAGTCCCGCGGCGAGGTAGCGCTCGAACTCGAGGGGGTCTGCGGTGGCCGGGGCGATGATGCGGCGGAGGTGTGCGGCCGAGGTGATTATCACCAGGTCTTCGTAGCCGCCCCGGATGGCTTGCTCGGCGGCTTTCCAGATTGTCCATGTCTTGCCGGTGCCGACCGGGCCGGCGAGGATGAGGTTTTGCTTGCTGCCTGCGATCAGGTCGTTCACCCATGCGGCTACGTCCGGGTGGAGTTCGCCTGGCGCGGCCATCTCGGCGGGCCGGTTCTTCAGGAGGTTGGCTACTAGGCGCTCACGCCGTTCGGCCAGCCAGATCGCGGCGGCTTCCGCCTCGATCTCGTCGGGGGTCATATCTTGATTCCTCCTGGGCTGTAGTCCTCGTTGTCGAGCGGGTCGGCAGCGCCGCCGCGCGAGTAGTCGCGGGGCTTGCGGCCGTTCCCGTTGGCGCGGTCCCGCTCCGCCTTGGCCTCAAGGCGGAGCTGGTCGTATTTGGCGCGGAGTTTGGACATTGACATGACCTTGGGGCACCAGAAGGCGTTGCTCTGGCACCAGTCAATGGCGTCGTGGACCTGCTGTTCGGTGCGCTTGTCGGCATCAAGGAGGAGGCGGGCTTCCCGCTTCCACGTCTCGGTGATGGTGGGTTTCTTGCTGCCGTTGGCGACGATGCGCTCGACGAGGTGGGCGCAGATGCGGTCCACGTCGTCGCGCTGTGGCTCTCGATCGCCGGCGTTCTTCTTAGAAGAGTTCTTACGTACTACGGTTCCGGGTGCAGAATCTGCACCATCTAGCGTCGTTTTTTGCACCCCTGAAAAATCTGCACCTGCAAAATCTGCACCTTCTAGGCCATCTAGCAGGGACGATTGGGGGGGTGCAATTTTTGCAGGGGGGGTGCAATAAATGCAGGTGCAGTCTTTGCAGGGGATGGGCAGGACACGGTACCGGCTGCATCCGCCTGGCGCTGCGTAGCGCTGGACTTCCAGTTCGCCGAGGATCTCCAGTTCACTGATGGCAGCACGCACGGCCCGCTCCGTCAGCTGGGTCTTGTCGCAGAGTTCCTTGACGCTCGGCCAGTACCAGCCCGTCTCGGTCCTCATGCCGTCGGCGATCTTGAGCAGCACCAGCCGGGCACCGTGGCGGGACGCGGAATGCTCCCAGACCCACGTACTGATGCTGATGGCCACCCAAGGCCGCCTTCCCGATCACGCGTTCACGGTTCCTATCGCTCATGCTCTCCATAGTGTACTATCATAACGGAGAACATGAAGGAAGAACATAGCGGAGGCCCCGACCGTGGAGCAACTTGAACTGCCAGCCTGGTGTGGCATCATGGATTCCATGGGCGTCACGCCGGAAGTACGCGCCCGGCTGACCAAAGCCGGCCGGGCCTACGACCGCGCCCGGAAACAGTTCGACGACGCGCGCACCGAACTCGTCGCGGCCATCGTCGCTGCCCGCAAAGACGGCACCCTCATCGAGGACATAGCCGCGCTGGTGCCGTACCGGCAGACGCAGGTCAACCGCGTTCTTGAGGCTGCGGGCCTGACGGAGAAGCGCGCCAAGCCTGAAGCCTGACCGCTCGCGCTGTCTGGGGTCTGGCCGGGTAGCCGGCCCCCACCCAAACATCACGGCACCGCCCCGGCTGTCGCTGCATCTTCCCAGTCCCAGGCGTCCCAGTCGAACCACCACCCCGCCGCCGCGTTCACGTCCTGGCCGCAGCGAGAGCAGTCGCCGCGCACCTCGGCGATGAACTCGTGCCAGGCGTAGCCCGCGCCTTCGGCTTTCACGACCGGGCGGGCGTGGGCGAGGAACCGGCCGCACCGGCACTGGATCCGCGGCGAGTCGTTCACGCTGCACCTTCTGTCTCGTCCGCGGCGGTCTCGTCCTGGACTGGGGAGCGGGCATCCAGCCTGTACTCCGAACAACCGCACCAGTGAGTGCAAGCCTCCAAACCCACCCCTACACGGTGATCGGAGCGTTCATGCGAGCAGAGGCAGAGATAGTCGCTCATGCAGCAGCCTCCAGTCGCTTGATCCCTGTCGCCATAGCCAGGATGTGCTCGGCCAGCAACGGGGGGACGGCGTTCCCGCACTGCTCGAACTGCTTGGTCCGGCTTCCCTGCCACGGGTAGTCGGCGGGGAAGGACTGGAGGATGGCCGCTTCGCGGACGGTGATCCGCACGGAGTCCTGCTCGAACTGCCGCTCTCCCCTGTCCCGGTCTTTGTGTCCAGGGCGACCCACTCGTGGGTCGCCCTGGACAGTCGTCGCTGGCCGCTCCGTCACCCACGCCGCCCAGTCCTGGGCCTTTGTTGTCACGACATGAGAAGGGCGCGCAGTCGGGTCCATCTCGTGGGTGCCGGAAGTCTCACCCGGTTTGCCGAAAGATGTGCGCAGTACCCACTGGCCGCCTGATTTGCTGGTAAGTGCGGGTGCGGGTGCGGATTGCGGATCTGCGGTCTGCCTGCTTCCGTCTGCCCGCTGGTCCCGATTGGTGTGCAGGACCCACGTCAGGTTCGCGCCCACCTTGGACCCGGCCGACGTGATCGTGGGCGCAGGCTCATCTAGCGGATGGTCGCGCCTCCCGCCGCGCCCTTCGCGGTCCAGCATCCCCTCGCCGCGCGATCGTCTCAGCGCCCAACGTCCCGCGTCCCGCTCGCGGGCCAACGCGTCCCGGCCCCGATGCCCGAACGGCTCGGCGCCGCCCGTTGAGGTGCCCCCGGCGGTCACGGCTACGCTGGGCCGCCCGTCGGCTCCCCATCCCAGCGCCTCGGCCATGCTGACCCACGGCGTGCCCCAGAGCTGGCCGCCCTTGCGGTCGTCGTAGTGGGTCGGCTCCGGTCGGCAGACCTCGCGCACCCTGGAGGCGATCAGGATGGCCCGCTCCCGGGTCTGGGGCACCCCGTAGTCCGCGGCGTTCAGCTTGCCGCACCAGGCGCTGTAGCCCATCCTGCGGAGTTCCGCGGCGTACACCTGCCACAGCGGCAGCACCGCGGGGACCTGCTCGAGCGCCACCCACTCGGGACGGCACGTGTGGATGAACCGGGCAGGCTCGGCCACCAGGGACGCGGACCGGACGGCCTTCCAGATCGCGGCGGATCGTTCGGCGCGGGTCATCTTCCCGTTCGGCCACCAGGCCAGGCGGAGCATCCGCGCCATCTCCCGGCGGTGCGCGGCACGGGTCTTCGACCCCTCGAACATGTCCAGGATCATCGCCTCAAGCACGTTGGTCACGGCGGTCCCGGCGCGCTTCCCGGCCGCGCTGAACGTCGTGCACGGGGGACTGGAGATCAGGCCCCAGACCTTCCCGGCGAGGTGGTCAACCGGGTAGCCTGCCACGTCGGCGCGGACTGTCTTCAGCCAGGCTGCCGCCCGGGTGGCGCACGCTGCGGCGTCGAGCTCGATTCCCAGGTCGTCGATGCCGAACTGGCGGGCAGCCCACGACCAGCCGCCACAGCCGGCGAACGGGTCGATTACGAGGTCGCTCACGCCGCATCTCCCCCTATCGCTGCCTCTACCTCAGCACGGCGGGCGACGTACACCACCAGGTCGGTATGCGGGTCGGCGGAACCGCGGATCACGTTGGCCGCCCACCGCGTGAACTGCCGGTCGTCTCCCCAGGTGATGCCGTTGCCCGCGTCCAGGATGGCCTTGAGGAGGTTGTCGCCGTCCGCCGTTCCCGCGCTTGCCGGGAGGTGGAAGATGCCGTACACGCCAAGCTCATCGCTGTCGTTGCGTTCCTGCCCCCAGGCCTGCTTGAGGAGCCAGCCGATCTTCTCCTTGTAGTCCTCGTAAGCCTTCTCGTTGTAGGCGTGCGCCTTCTTGGTCTTGACTTTCTGCCCGCCGATGCGGGTGTACTCCGCTGGGCTGACGCGCGGCCTGGACGCAGCGACGGGCGGGATGTTGAGCCTGACGTTCAGCAAGACGTCCGCAGGCGCGGGAGCCGCCGGCCACAAGGGGAGGGAGACGAGCCAGTATGCCTTCGGCGCCTCGCCCTGGCCGGGCCGCGGCGGCGTTTTCGCAGGATCGCCACGGCCCGGCCTAGGGACTCGACCCAGCGGGATTGCAGGTCCCGCCGGGGAGATGTAACCGGCCAGGGCGGCGGCTTCCGCACGGCGCACCGCCCCGGCCGGCGTCTTGCCGCCCGCCGTCCTGTGGGGGGATCCAGGGACGGCGGGCACGCCCGGCACAATGGCACGGGCGACACGATGAGACACGGGGGGAGATCCCATCGCGGGGTCTGTGGAGGCGGTCATGACTGCTGCCTCGCTGCCTGCCTGCGCTCGAACTCAGCGACAAGAGCGGCATGCTCAGGTGACTTCGCCGCGATCACGGCATGAAGGTCGGCGATGATCTCCTGCGGCGACGGCCCGTCCTGCTCGGCGGCCCCGCTCCACCGGTACGGGCGGAACGTGTCGGCAGGAGCCGGGGCTATCCGGGATATGCCGGACCCGGAGACGCGGCGCGGGCTAGTCACAGGGCCGCCCTTCTTTCTGCGGGCCGCCCCACAAGGTCCGCGGCCACGGCTCATACGCGACCGCCCCGATAGCCGTGAACACCGGCCGCGTCAACTGCCTCAGCGTCTCCACGTCGGTCCCTGCGACGCCGATCGCGTGGCCCAGCAGGACGATGCACGCGTCGTGCATCTGCTCCTTGGTGATGTTCGCGGCGTCGAGGACGGCCATCTCGTTGGCGGCTGGCATCTGCGGTTTCC